CAGGTTGCATGACTTACATAACACTCGAAGATTATCAAGACTGTGGTCTCCACCTGCCTTGCGTGGGATTATGTGGTCAATGTGCATTTCGCCCTCATCTGAGCCACATAACTGGCAGACTCGACCATCACGCATGAACACGCGTTCGCGTTGCTCTCGGTATCGTCTGCTATTCAACTTATCTATAGCCATTAGATCTCATCATAACAGTTACCACATACTAACCAAGCATGAACAGTGACAAGCTCTGACTCTGGTGTATCAGTAGCACATCTACTGCACTTAATCGTATCTTCTTCTAATGCCAATTCTTTGCCTTCCAATGATCATAAGCTGCACATGGATTGGAGTATCTATGTTCTATGTATGACAAGCCCCATCGTACCTGAGCATAACCATCTTGGTCTCGAAGCCATACTGATCTACCTTGAGGTATTCCGTAATGACTACCATTACGAGCTTTAGGATTCCATGCACTCTCTTTGCCATATAACTTAGTTAAGCAGCTATATTGCTTATAGTCATAATGTAATAAATGTAAAGCATATTCTTTGTATGTTACATATTGCATTGGTTTAGATCCCCCTGCTTCAGGCATGAAGCATAGAGCTATCCCAATAGCTACTAGCACCCCGCGAGCTACGCCCCGAAGGGGCTCGCGGTGAGCCTTTGAGAGGCTCTGCTGAGTTAGCGTACCATCGATGTCAAATTCATTTGTATAAGTCCTGCTCAGAGCGGTGTTTCGCATTGGATTAACTCCTTTGTTAGACCCTGTGGATAACTTCTGTGGATAACTATTTATCCGTACTGTAGAAGCCTTTGCCCTTAAAGTGTGCTGGTGCAGCTGCTATAACCTTGACCATTGGTGCATTGCAATATGTGCAAGGGATCACTGGTCTATCGTGCCATCCGTGGCTAATCTCTTGACTAAGATTGCAGTCTGGGCATCGGTAGTCATAGGCTGGCATGTTAAGCACCTCGTTATCATGTATGTCCCACATGCAGTGCAGCGTTCTATATCTGCATCCGTAGGCTCTTTGTCTATGTGTCCATATCTTAGTTGAAGTAGTGGCAAGAGATCCTCTAGTCGAATGATGGCGGCATACTCACGCGCATCTTCACCCTGTCCGTTGAGTCTAATAACTCCGAAGCCTAATTCCCCCGAAATGGCTGTCCGAGCTTTCAATTGCTTAATGTATGCAAGAGGTTGAAATCCAGCGCGGGCTTTGACTTCAACATCGAACGGCACATTAACAATATCCTTGCCACTACCCCTTCCGACAGTTGCGCCTTGCCATACAGTCGATAGGTACTGTGCGACAACACGCTCTGTGCGGAATCCTCTGTGCTTCCTTGCTTGACTAGCCATTGACTGCTTTGCACTTACGGCACTGCCAAGTACCTGCTGTCAATACTCCGTCTTTGATTACTGCTGGAATGATGATGTCATGAGCTTCTGTTGGCTCATTGCATAACTGGCAGTTAATCATGGTGATCATTGGAATGTCTTCTAAGTCAGTCCACTCACCATCTTTATCTATGTTATAAACCTCGATGTATCCCATTAAACTCTCGCCTTCTGTGGTTGGAACTTCCCATCTGATCCCAAGTTGTACCACTTGGTAGGGCAACGATGTGCCGATGAGATTGCCGTATTGCAGAAGTAGCCACCCCATGCCTTGCCATTCTTTTCACCCTCACGCCACTGCATATGCCCATGCTCGCATGATGGTGCTTCTACTGCCTCACCTGTTCCCATGATTGCAGCTACATTCTCCATAGCCTTCTCCAGTGTCACCGGTGCATCTACAACGCCTTTATATTCTCCAACAGGTGTAGTCCAATAGTCTTGATCATCTGCCTTGACTTCTTGAACTGGTGGTTTAACTGGCTTAGCAGCTACAACCTTTGTCATTTCCTCTCGGCTTGGTCTCTTTCCTTTAGGCGCATAACCTGCATTTGCAAGTGCTCTGCCGATTGCCGAAGTCTCGCAATTCTCAAGTGCTGAAGTCTGATTAACCCCTCGGCTAGTAACTGTTTCCTCAGCGTACCCTGTTGCCCACGCAACGCCATCTTCAGCATTCTTAAATAGATAAGCTTTAACAATGTATCGAGTTGCCTCGACCACTTCCAACTCAGTTGATATGCGAAACGCTGGATAGTCCTTAATAAATTTTTCAAGTCTCACCTCTACTGGCTCGTAATCGGCTAAATTAAACATAAAGATCGTTTTCCTCTGTGGCTAACTGCCCTGCGAGTGCGCCATACGAGCAGAGATCGACCCAGTTGTCGATGTGTTGGGCTGACTGATTAGTCCTTGCAAGTTTAACGAGCACCATGATCCCTGCGACTTGATAGTCATGGATCGGTGTTTGTAAGTATGCACTGAGCAGCATTGCGGTGTGTTGCAGGTTATCCGCAGGGTGACCATACGATAGCCCACGATCACGGATCGTGTCTGTGGCTGTGAGTAGGATTTCATTGGCTCTCATTCCTGCCCCTTGATACTGCGACCTCGGTGATAGCCATCCCGAACGCCCTTTTTATAAGCTGACTTCTGCACATCAATGATGACTACAATAAAACCTATAATCATGCCGATAATGCAGATAAGAAGTAGCTTGTCTGTGTTTGCCATTTCCGTACCTATCTGTGCCAATGCCCTTGATTGGCTACAGACTTAGTGTGACAGAACTGTCCGACTAATCAAGCACATTCTGGTAACGAAATGATAACGATTCTCCAGCATCCACAGCATCGTCCAGCGTGTGCTTTATGTCTAAATCTAGATCATCCATTATCTAGGTCTGCCGTAGGACTTACCAGCAACAATGAATGTGCCGTCCTTTTCGATGTGAATTAGATCCACCTGCACTTTAGCCTTGTTGACATAAATGATGGCGAAAGCCTGTTGCCAGTTAGCAACGCCCTTAGTGTAAGCAGCTTGCTTGAAGTCCATAAGATTGCCTACCTCGACACCATGCAGGACACGCCCTATACGCCCGCCAGAAGCCTCTGAGAAGGCTGAACGCCCTGCCCTGTGAGTATGTCCTGAGATGACATTCTTTCCATGTCTACGGGCTGCCTCAAGTGCTGATAAGCCCCCCTGTGGCTTGATAGGGGTATGATCTCCATGCACTGCAATCCAGTTAGGCGCGATAGGCATAGGATTCTTATGAAAGGTTATACCTAACTCATCGAACTTCATAAACTTCTCAAAGCGTAACTCTGGCAATGCCCCGAAGGCTGGCACTTTAGCCATGATGATGTTATACAGGCGATCTGTGTGATTGCTACGGATGCAATCTGTAACGCCTAACTCCCAAAGAAGCTGCACTGCCTCATTACGATCATCGTCTAGAGTCTGGGCATAACTGCCCATGCGCCCTTCTTCCCACTTGCTGATCTGTGGTAGGTCGATCTCATCGCCAATGGTGACTACTTGATCTGGCTTAAACTTAGTGATGAAGCTTGCAAGGTTACGGGTTGCAACCCTGTCATGGTACGGAACTTGAAGATCCGAGACTACGACTATTCGCTTAATCGTCATCCTCATCATCTACATAATCGCCAAGTTTCTCAGGCGGTACGCCATCGGGCAAGATCCAATGAGGATAAGCCTGTGGCTCTGTAATCATGAACATCGCTATGTCCTCAGCGAACCCTGCTCGCTTCAATGAGCAGAAGTATTCATAAAGCCCAATGCAATAAGCATCAAGCTTTGAGTAGCCTTGTTCCTCTAATGCCTTAGTTGCTTTTCTTGCCATAGCACAATGCTACCTGTCAAGCAAGATGTTGTAGATCTCATCCACTCGCGTGTTGAGTCTTTTGATCTCAGACAACAGGTGTGTAATGACATAGCCAGACAAGCCACCGAGTGCAGCAATGGTGGCAAGGTAAAGCGTGAAGAAATCTGACTGTGTCACTTCTTGTCTACCTCGTCAATAGCTGCTTCTAACGCATCGACAATAATGTCTGCTGCTGACTTACGAGCGCGATATGACTTGATTGCTGTGCGTAGTGCTGGAAGGATTGCAACCCCTGCAATACCCGCAATGATGAGAAGTAGATTATCCATTAGATGCTCCTAACATAGGTACTTGAAAAAAAGCCCCATCATTATCAGCTTCTTTCTTAAAGCTAACATGCATGTGCTTAGTGTGTTTGTTAGCCCCTGTGTACTTGCGCCACTTCCAGTTAAGGATGTGCGAGCAGATTCGTCCATCGTAAATGATGTAACTAATACGCTTGTCT